ACAGTACCACCAGATGCTTGTGCGCCTTCAAAGACCACATCAGCACCCAAAGCAGTTAAGACTTCAGTTGTTGTTATGTCCCATGATGGGCCACCATTGGCTTTTATGTATGCACGAAATTCTGCTTCGTACATGACTGCGCCTGATTGTGTTCTGATTTGCATGATGTTCCTTATGCGATAGCCAAGAATATGAATAAGCCACCACTTTCATTGATGGCGGCTGGCGCAGTTGAACTAATTTCAAACCCTGCGCTGTATGTGTCAATGTAGTCTGTACTTGTCGCTTCAGCGGCTATACTGTTTAAAAGCAAGTAAGGGTCATTCCCACTTACGATTCCACGTTCTGTGTCCCATACATACCAATCACCACCGCCTGTGCTAGTTCTTCTAATAAGGACAAATCTTGCCCCTGCTGTAAAACCACAATTAACTTGAAGTGTTGTGCCTGTTCCCGTGTATGAGCCTACTTTGGAAACACCCGCACAAGTGGCAAATAAATATGACACATAAGTATTGCCTGAGTTATTTATTGCACTACTAGTAGAGCTAATGAAAAAATTAGTTGATGTTGGATTAGTCGCTGCCCAATCATTGATACTTGTAACGGAAGCAGCAGTTGATTGCAAAAAAACACGGGAAGAAGCACCACCTGTTATGTATTGACAATAACAAATCCAATTAGTTGGCCCGTCTCTTCGTTTTGCAATAATAAATTCAGGAACAACAGTTAAATTGTGCGCAATTGCACGATTATCTGTGCCGTCTCCATTATAACAAACCACATCCATGAAAGATGGCGCACGTTTAAAAAACCAATTTATATAGGTATAGGTAGGATAATTCCAAAATCCTTGGCTTGGGTCATCGGGGTAAGTAACAGTAGTTTGGTTTAGTTTTGGATAATCAGGATAATACCCAGTTGCTTCTCCGTCTGTTGTATTTGAACGTAAAAGTGTATCAGGGCCTCTAAGTCGGTCACTCCACCAGTTGTTACCAGCACCATCATTTCGTCTGTGATTGATTAGTAAATCAACAGGAAAGTTTGTTGTGACATTTACATCACCCGCTACACCAGTTGTAGCAACAGGAATAAACACACTTGTCCCACTTGTAGGCACTTTCATTGGGCCTCTACGAATGGCTATGTAGATGTAGGTTGACGTATTAGTGTTAACTTCGCCACTGGTTGAAGTAATTTGAAAGCCCGTAGACGTTGGACTAACGTATTCGACAGGGGCTTCAGCACTAGTTAAATTTGCTCTCAAAGCTGCATCATCAGAACCAACTGGAATACCTCGCATATTATCAAGCATTTGCCAATTACCAGTTCCACCAACTGCTTTTTTAATCATCAACCATTGAGGCTCATAACCAAGAGTAATTTCTGGGCCTGTTGCAGAGCCATTACCAGTATAAGACCCACACGAAATCACATTGTCTGTACCAGTTAGGCCAAAGCCTCCTGCGTCATGGGCAAAGATATAAGCCACATATGTGCCACCAGAAGCATTAACAGTTGCATCAGTTCCAATGCTAAAAACTGTGCTTGTTGGTGTTGTGCTATTCCATCTTGTTGCACCAGTTGCTACAGCGGCTGTAGTGTTTAAACTAAGATATTCTGTGTTTGCTAATGAACGATGGTAAACCTGCCATGCACCAGTTGTATCTGTACGCTTTACAATAATACAAGCTGGGACTGAACCTAATGAATGAGCAATAGTTGTGTTTGAACCTGTCCCTGTATAAGTCACAACATCAAAAAACTTTGGTTGCTTGCGGAATGTCCATGAGGCATGAAGATAAGTGTTGAAGTTAACACCTGATTGACTTCCTAATGTGAAGCCTGTTGTGTTAAAGGAATCCAATGTTCCCGCTGTTGTAAGTTGACCATCAGTATTGTTTGATTTTATTCTTTTTGTAGCACCACGGGCAGTATCAAACCAATTATGGTCTGACCCTGCAAATGTTCTATTTTTAATCCAAACCATTCCACCTTTGGTAGACAAATCTATTTCATTGGTAATTGTTTTAGTAGCACCTGTGCCTGTGTAAAGAAAACAGGAGAAAACTTCTTCAATGTAGTTAGGCACAGCAGATGCTTGTGCAAACTCACCAAAGCCTTGAGCCGATGCCGCACCCCTTGTTTGTACTAATGGCATGGTTTTCCTTTAAGCAAACTTAGTCTGTGAAGTGAACACAGTAAATGCCGCACTGCCTGTCTTGATGATTGTGTACATATACACATCAACTGAGCTTGCATTACCAGCCGCATACGCTGTACCGCCTTGATACTTAGGGGTCAAAGTTGTGCCGTCTACTTGCACCACAGAGTTGTAGTAAGCGGTAGAGCCTTGAGTAACCAAGAAAGCCACAGTCATTGATTGACCTGTAGTCATCAAAGTATTCAGTGAAGTACCGCTAGAACCTCTGAAGTTAACTGTCCAGTTTGCTGATGCGTTACTTGTGTAGTAAATAACCGATTGAGTGGTTACATCGTAATTTATAGTTCCTGTAGCCGCTGTAGCTGATACTGTGGCTATCTCTGCCGCATTACTTAAGATTTCTGCAAGTACAGATGATGAGCCAGCAAATGTCTGTGTAGCTGAAAAGGTTGTTGCTGTAGCGGGTGCTACATAATCTGTACCCGCAGTAGCCGCAGAGATTGCCGTTGCGTTGCCTTTTAAAACACCCGTAATAGATGTTGAGACTGTAATTGCTGGGGTTGATGTGGCAGTTGCTACTGTCCCCGCAAAACCATTGGCAGAAACAACTGAAACGCTAGTAACTGTTCCTGATCCTGATGGTGCTGCCCAAGAACCATCGCCACGCCAAAAGGTTGATGCACTGGCTGATGTGCCTGAGTTTAAGTTGGTGACGGGTAGATTGCCTGTTACGCCTGTACTCAAAGGCAAGCCTGTTGCATTAGTCAATGTTGCACTTGTTGGTGTGCCTAGAATGGGAGTCACCAATGTTGGAGATGTAGCAAATACAGCCGATCCTGTTCCTGTTTCATCAGTTAAAGCACCCAAAAGGTTAGCAGAACTAAATGAGCCTAAAGAAGTTGCATTCCCTACAGAAGTAACTGCACCTGTTAAGTTGGCATTTGTCGTGACGTTACCCGCAGTCAGGCCAGAGGCAGTTCCTGTAATGTTTGTACCAACCAATGCGCTTGGAGTTCCCAAAGCAGGAGTTACTAGGGTAGGAGAGGTTGCAAATACTACTGCTCCACTTCCAGTTTCATCAGTCAAAGCTGCCGCTAAGTTTGCACTACTAGGAGTCGCTAAAAAGGTTGCTACGTCTGTTCCCAATCCTGATACACCCGTACTGATAGGCAAACCAGTTGCATTGGTTAAAGTACCGCTAGTAGGAGTTCCAAGAATAGGTGTCACAAGTGTTGGGCTAGTAGCAAACACCAATGCGCCTGATCCTGTTTCATCAGTAATCGCAGAGGCTAAGTTGGCACTAGATGGTGTTGCCAAAAGAGTTGCTATACCAGTACCCAGACCACTCACGCCTGTTGAAATAGGCAGACCCGTAGCATTTGTTAAAACTGCTGCACTCGGTGTTCCAAGGGCGGGAGTTACCAGTGTTGGCGAGTTTGACAACACTACAGCAACTGTGCCAGTAGATGAAGTTACACCAGTACCGCCATTTGCGACAGCAAGAGTTCCTGTAATGTCAGCAGTTGAAAGACTTACTGCATCCCAAGTAGCGTTTGTGCCATCAGTCTGAAGATACTTGTTTGCGTTGCTTGTTTGGCTAGGCAATAGGTTGTTTAATGCGGCAGCGGCAGTAGATGCACCCGTACCGCCATCAGCAACAGCTAGATCGGTGATACCTGTGATCGTACCGCCAGTAATTGCGGCAGCAGAGTTATCTGTCTTTGTCGCAACAGCAGTAGCAATGTTGTTGTACTCAGTGTCAATCTCAGTACCTTTAACAATCTTTAGAGGATTGCCAGGCGATAAGTTGTCCTTAGTCGCAAAGTTTACTGTTTTGGTGTAATTGCTCATGTTTACCTCTTAGGCTGTTCTGCCATCTTTGGCTTGAATTTCAATCTTTTGTAGGGATAACTGTGTGCCGTTAATGGTTGTCTCATAACCTGTCTGGACAATCTTTCCCGCACCAGATGCGTTTGCTCTCAATGTCTTAATTGCGATACCACTTGTGTACTCAGCAATGTTGTATTCAGCAACTCCATACTCATAAGAGACTTGCGTGGGAATATAGATATTTTGAGCTTGATATGCGCCTGAATAATCAAAGCCCCAATTGATAGTTAAGAACTGATTTGAGCCACCAATGACAATGGCTGAAATAGTCTTCAGAACAGAAATCTGATTTGGGTTGCCAAGGTCTGCATTGTTAGTGTAATACGCAAATCGGTACGTAGATGTGTCATCTAAATAACCACCATACTTGCCAATATACCCATTTTTGCCAATATACAAGTCACCATTCCGCAAAGAACGCAATGATGTTGGCGCAATAGAATCCCATTTAGTGACCCGTGACGCACCATCTTGCAAAGACTGTTTGGTATCAAAACAATAAACTTGGAATGTTGCGGGTAAAACAAGCAGATAAAAGGCTTCTTTTTCTGAGTAAACAGACTTTAGATTAGCCAATGTCTCACTTGCCAATGATGAATTTAGATCAAAACGAACATTTTTAGACAAGTCTCGCAAAGGAGCAGACTTTTCTTGAATAGTCCTCATCAATGAGCGAACACCTGAGTCTGACAAGAATACAACGTCAGAGCCAATGCTTTGAATTGTATCCCTTGCGATACACCCAATAGAACCTACTGTGTCGCTCAGAACAAGAGATGCGGGCGTAGAAGCGTTCGAGTAAACAAGAATCTGCTTCTTACCAAAGATAAACAAGAAATCATTGTGTGCTGCCAAACCCATGACTTCATCTGCACCATTAGGCCATACACGAGAAACATCTAATGAGCCTGAAGTACCACCCCCCCATACATGACCTGCAATCAGATCAGAGAAGGTAACTGTTACTTTGTCAGAAGTAGTATTAGCCACCCACAAGCGACCAAATGCTGAAATAGCAATGTTGGCTTGTGGAACTGTAGCTACATAACCAGACTTCTCTGAAACTCTGCGATAAGTAGTTGTACTTACTGCGGGGTCATATATAAGTGGATCGTGACCAGTTTGGAAGAAGTATGCAATGCCATTTAAGGTTGCACATTGCCAGTTAGATGCTGTGATAGTAGGGCCAGTACCTCCACCACCATAGGTCAACTCAGTCACCACATTGGATGCACCAAGTTTAAATATCTTGTTGTTGCCAGCAAATAGAACTGTCAAAGTCCCATCGTTTTGGACTAATTCATGGATAACACCAACATCGTTAGCACCTAGATTGCCAGAGGAGGAGTTAACCCTTGTCCAGCCTTTTCTAGCACCAATACGACCATACTGATCCAAGATGCAGTTTGTTGCGACCAAGGCAAAGCCAGCCCCTAAATCAAGAGGCGAGTCTTCAGTATTCAGGCCATAAAAGCCTGGTGCTGATAGACTGTAACTTTGGAGTTGTTTAGACATTAGACCGCCACGAAATTATCTTCAGGATAACGAGTGGACTCCAATGCAATCGCATCAGATAGCATCCCTCTAAACAGAGCATAAGCCTCGGAAGAGTTTGTTCCACCATCTTCACCACGCTCAATCAAAGCACGAGAATAAGCACTTTGAGCAACCAAGTAGTCCAAGACTTTGACAGATGTGCCATCAGCAGACAGATTAGCCTGCGGAACAGTTACATCAAACTTTAATGTATATACGCCATCAGGAACTGGGAACAAATCAATCTTTGTGTCGCCACTACCATCTACACCACTAAAGCAGAACTCTGAAGGAATAGACTGTGAGGGCGTACCAAAGTTGAGCTTGCGGTTCATGTCCGCAACAGTAGTGTTATCTAAAGTAATAACACTTGTGGTATTGATAGCATCGTTAACACGAAACTTCTGACCTGCACCTGTCAAAGAATAAGAACTTGTGGCAGCAGCAGTAGTAACTGTAATTGTTTGTCCTAAGACATTCCAGTTATAGGAGTCTTCAATCTGACGTTTACCATCATTGACAAACTTGCCAATCAAAGAAGAATAGGCTGTTTCGCCAACAGTAGTGACTGTGCTTTCACGCAAGCGCACTAACACATCGTTAACAAGTTCTAAGTAGGTCATGTTCGTTGCGCTCCTAATACTTCAAATGTGGCAATAAAACTAAATGAACTT